AATGATAGTTTTAAAAAGTTGACAAACTCTTGTGCATCTTCTTGACTGGAATAACGAGCACGAAAATAAATCATCTCTTGCAATTCAATCATACGAGATAACTTAACCAAGTATTTTTTCATGCCCTCAGTAGTTTTAATTTTTACAGACATCATAAGGTCTGTAATGTCCTCGTATAGTTGCATCATTTCTGCTGCTTCAGTACGAACTATATCGTTTTCGAAGAACTGCATAACTTTAACAGAATCCTTTTATATTTAGACTTGTCCAAAGATAGGAATGGTTCGTACTTCACTACAGTCTTTCTAATCTCAGGCCAAACAATCGGATCAGAAATATTACTAGTGAAGTAGGGAATATAGTTTACAATCAGATTCAATACAACCATAGTTTCTAATGAAACAGTTCCGGACAAGTGTTCTTTTAATAGAACTGGATGTTGCCCGTCAACGATTCTAAACAGTGAATCAAAATCTGGATGTAAATCTAATAAAGATTCAATCTCTTGACTAAAGTTAAAAGACATACTTTGAATCTTTTTTTTCCAATCAGAGTATGTCTTTGATTTGTGTATGGAAATGTTACCTATCCAGGTACTTCCATCTTTTATAAAATGACAGACAAAAAATTCTATAACTTCTTGTCTGTCAAATTTTGTTCCTATTTTTTTAAAGAAATACCTATCATTTCTTTTTTCAAATGAAGACAAACTTGCTCTTGACTTACCATTAAAGGTAAAAAAATTATATTTATCTTTAGTAAAATGTAATTTCAGAGCAAGGTAAATCTTGTATACCTCATACCCATCCATATCAAATAGGAAGTTTTGCCTTGGATGATTTTTTCATGAAACACAATCGTTGTGCATCATACTTAAGTTTTTCTTTTAAAGTTTTAGATAGTAGTTTAGATACTGATTCAAACTCAATCTCATTCTCCTCACAAAAAGTAATAATAGCTTCAATATAATTGAGTTCTCCATTATTAGATTTTACAATGCTTTCGATTTCCATTGAGAACTTTGAAGAAGTCATAAACTTCTTTTCAAGAACTTCATTGATAGCTTCTTTACTTTTATTCATGAGCAAACTTCCACTCTCGTATATACTGAGTAAGTTTTCTAATGTATTCGCTTTTGTGATACTTTTCATAGACGACGCATTCTCCATTTTCACAGGACATTATGATGACAAGTTTCTTGGTTATTATACCAGTTAACTCATATAACATGCAAGCATATGCAACAGCTTGCACAAAGTAACCTTCGATCCATTTCTCAGGTTTTGGTTTTTCAGAGGTTTTAAAATCTATAACAGCAAGTTCACCATTGTATTCTGCAATACAATCAACAGTTCCAGCTATACCTAACTTCCTACTATATAGGGGAGTTTCGAGAGCATAGATATTATCAATGTTTCCCAACTCAGTTTTGGAAAACTTAAATAAGTATTCTGATAGTGGTTGAACTGTTGGTAGTTTTTCATTTTTTAGATGATGTTCTACTAATGTATGGTAATCAGTACCTCTACTAGTTGCACGTCTAGTCTTAAGATTAGCTGCTTCCGCACCAACTCTTTCTCTCCAAGCTTTAATTGATTTAGCAGATTGAAAACTAGTCACGGTAGTAACTGAAACTAGCTTAATATCATCTTCACCAGGTATCTTATAGTATCTCTTACCATTAATAGTTACTCGTTCCAACTTATCAGGTAAGTCAATCTTCACATGATTAAACATTAAAATCCTAAACTCATCTTACTTACAAGATAACTACGAATTAGTCCTGATCGAACGATATCATCAACACCAAATTCAATCATACCAAATTCTTCCATCAACTGAAGGATACTCATAAAGTTTAGGATACCATTCCGTTCATTAGTCTTGACTAAATCAGACTGATGTACATCACCACAGAAAATAATCTTAGTGTCTTCGCCAACACGAGTAATAATAGAATCTAGTTCATGAAAATTTAAGTTCTGACATTCATCAACAATTACTATAGCTTTATCTAAGGTAGTACCACGGATGAATGAAGTAGACCAGAAAGAAATAGTTTCTTGTGCTTTCAAATTACCATAAAGCATTTCAAAAGAATTGTCGTCCGGCATCTCAAACATATACTTAACCATATTCTTATATGGTATTTGATATAGGGAAGACTTATCTTCATGATCACCAGGAAGGAATCCAATCTCTCTAGTTGATACTAAAGAACGAACTATATAAACTTTGTCGTATGGAGTTTCTTCTTTTAATACTTCTTTAAGAGCAAGATACAAAGCAACAAATGTTTTACCTGTACCAGCTGCACCATACATAAAAAGATTTTGATTGTTATTCCAAAATTCAAAAACTTTTTCTTGAGCAGGAGTTAAAGGTTCGATATTAACCAACATGTTACTGTCGATTGGTTTTTTCCTTTTCATCTGCTTAGCAGACATACCTTTAATATCGGGTGTTAGTTTCTTTCTAGATCTTGGCATACTTAAAATCCCTGAATTGTAGATCCATAATGTCCCTTTTTAATGTTGTTAATTTTCCTTTGGAGATCTCCGGGAACTCTATTTCTCCAGTCACCTACTTCACTAACAGAAGAAGCACAACCTACTGACCAGTCTTTATCCCAATCAGGATTGTCATCCTTCCATGAAACATATTCGTTCACTGACATAGAGAGTTCTTTTTTCTCTCCCGTGGTTTTATTTATTATTGGATAAGTTGGCATAATTAGACCCAGTTAGGTTTACGTTTTGGTAGACGAAGATAATTAGATGCAACCCAAGGTTTGCTGCTAATGTACATTTTGTAAGCAGTAATAGTATCAATGCTTGTGTCAAGTTTAAATTCATCAGGCATTGCACGAACGAACGGAGTAAGTTCAGACAAATGAATAGCATCTAATGGAAAGATTTTATTTGCATGTGCAAGAGTATGAAGACATGAATGAATCTTTCCATACCTATTAGAATACTCTTCGCATAATGCAAGACCATGCGTAATCAACCATCTAGCATTTGCTACAGTCTCATTTGCCCATACCGTACATGGATGGTTCCTGAATGCACCCTTCTCGGTCTTGTAAGGGGTTCCATCTGACTTAGGCAAGGTTCCATATCCATGACCCCATTTGTCGGAGGCAACGATAGAGAGCATCTGACAGCACTCTAAGGGCATCTTGACAATGTGCTTGTCTGGTAGGACAGCAGCAGATTTTGATGGGGATTCGTCAGTCACAAAAATGTTCATAATTAATTAGACCAATTAAGAGCTTCAGATACAGTTGGAAATTGTTCAATGAAAATTTGTCTACATGATTCAGCAACTTGCATGTGTTCTTTCTGAGTACCATTAGAAGACCTTAGGTTAATATAATGGATCCAAGAACGGCAAGATCCTGTCATATAAATTTTTGTTCCTACACACAATGGAAGCACATTTCTTGCACACTCTTTTGCAACACCAACCTCTAGCATTTGTTGATATAATGCCATAGAAGAACTGAATAGAGTTTGCATTTGCATCTCAAGTTTCTGAACTACAAATGGGTCAAGATCATTTACAGAATTCTGACGGTTTTTAGTGTCCTGACGACGTAACTCAGGCAAAGAAATTGTATTTGCTAACATAGAACTGTCAGCATACCGTTGAGAAAACTCTTGAAATGTGAAACTCCTATGACGTAATATTTGGGCAGCAATTGCCCGAGTAGTTTCGATTTCAAGAGTCATGGAAGACTGTTCAAACACAGACCAATGATTGTGTTTGATACAGTATGCAAGTAGACCTGCATACTTTTCATTATTTTGATTAGATGGATTGGAGACTCTAGCAATATATGCCATAGTCTTTTCAGCATCAGGTGTTACTGAAATTAATTGTGCAATCATAGTTATTTTTTTTGTTTAGATTCTTCCTTTGCAGTATACCCCCATAGATGAGGAATCACTGATCCAGTAGTCCACGTCATAGATTTCATGACATTACCATACTTATCATAATAAGCATTGAAGATGTCTACGGTGAATCCCATGACTATATCATACCACACTTCTGTCCCATTGTCACATGTTATTAAGTATGAATTTCTTGGGAGACTTTTGTCTTCAGCAGATGAGGGTTCACAGTTGGCATGAATAACTGTAACTGAATAAACTGATTTGAAGTTGCTTACATCAGTGCTTGATAGTATCATATATTTTTAAGATCTATTTCCCCATTGAATTTCTGGGTACGCTTCCGAAATACATGCTTTAGTAATTTTATACCTTTTACTAAGTTGCTTATCTTTAGTAAGGCATACAACTTTAGATTCAGTTTCATGAAGTCCTTCCAACAATTGGATAAACATCATTTCTCTACGACCCTTAGCAAGTTTATCGTTACCGCCCTTAACGAAGTGGTATAATTTTTTATACTCATGATAAAGCAGTGTATGTTCTGTGCCCTCTGGACTGTCGTTGGGAGTGTATGGAACGTCACCAACTGGGAGCATACTCTGTACACTCTCATCATATCCCCAAATAAGAATAGATTGTAGAGCAGGGCTCTTATACTTTTTGAGTAGGTTAATTTTTTCTTTTTTAGTTTTAGCGTTTGAAATCTTTTGAAGAACTTCAGAGATCAATAGTTTTTCTACAGGTAGTTCAGCCATAGTTAAAAATCCTCTATATCATTTAATAGTGTAGTCAGTTTGTTTTTTAAGAAGTACTCTAATGTAACTCCTCTCTTCACAGTACTATTTAACCGTTTAAATTCTTGGACAATTTCTACTTGAATGTCTTCTGGAATGCAACTTAAGTCAATTAGTTTTTTATTACGTTCATAATTTTTTAGTTGAACGTCTGTGCAAAAACTCTTTGGATCAGCAGTAATCCACTTTACCAAATTTTTCTTATTGATAGGTTTTTGTCTCTTACCAGATACAAATGTATCATCATCAGATAAGAAGTTTGGAATACCATCACTACGATCCCCCTTGATAATATGTTCCATTAGATATTCTTTAGGGTTATCTAAAGTAACATATTTCTTTTGGATAGGATTGTATTGAGATACAAAAGAGTACTTACTAAGTTGGAGAAAATCTTTATCACCAGAGAGAATCAGAACTTTATCTGGTGTATCCTGATCAGAATTATGTTTGATAAGGACACTGATAATATCATCTGCTTCAGCACCATAAACATCCATTACAACATATGGAAAGTAAGTTCTGATTTCATCTCTAATTTTATTCAAGCATTCAAAAATTGCATTCCAATCATGTGAAGATTTTTCTCTATCTTTTTTACGATTCTGTTTATAAAAAGGAAACTCTTTTTTCCTCCAATAAAATTTTGAATCATAACAAAGTACTAGTTCGCCATATTCAGTACCAAAAGTTTTTCTGTAGTGTCTTAAAGAATTTAAGACCATATGTCGAACTAGATTTTCATCAAGTCCATTACTAGTTTTCAATTGCATCATCAGATTACTGATCATACATTGGTTCATGTCAACTAAAATCATGATTAATCCTGGTCGAGTTCCTCCTCCTCTAAAAATCTAATACTTAAAAGTTCTTCTTGAATTATGTGTCCTTGGTTATCAAGCATCTCTGGATGAATATTCATGTTTGCAGAAACTGTTGCTTCCATAAACGATGTGTAATATTCATTAGAAAACCACCCGAAAATAAATCCAAGACCACCACCAACGAGACAAAACAAAACACTTAGTACTACCATTGTTACTTCTGTCATGATACTTCCTTTTCTTTTTTATGAGAAAGTTTAACTTCCAGACGATACTCATTCTTGAAACAAGAAATAAGTTTATCTAACAGGAAAACGTATTTTGGTTCTGGTTCTGGTTCCTCTTTAGTACCTCCATTTAACATAGCCCTTACGTTAGTATTTAGATACTTATCGGGAATGTTGGTCATTTAATTACTCGAATTAAAAAATAATTTGGAGATACAGTTTTGGGAACTGACTTAACTTTATTAGGAAAATTGTTAAAAGTTGTTGAACATGTAATGTTATTACAAGATAATACAGATTTGATAGTTTCATTAATCTGTTTTATCTTTTTCATACCAGAAATACTTTCATCATAATTTACAATTTTTGCACCAGAACAGGAAAGTTTTTTTCCAGATAGAAAAAGCAATTCATTTGTCTTAACGTTAATCAAAAATACTGATTTAGCATCAATGATTTCAACCTTAGGGATCGGGTTGTATTTTTCACCTTCTATTATAACAGGCTTGTCAATTAAATTCAAGGCCCTAGTCATCTGATCAGGACTTTTTACTTTCTTGCGCCTGGTTATCCTCTTAGAATTTTTATATTTTTCTACATCACTTACAAATCTATCAAGTAAAGATTTAAGTTCTCTTAACTCGGATGTTTTATAACAACTATAAGCTTCTGATAAAATTTTATCTCCATTCAAAGCACCTTCTACCTCATCAATTACTTCTGTAATAAAATGAATTCTATCAGAAGTATATTCATTGATAGATTTCCTATCAATGTCTTCGGACTGAAGGTACTTAAAAAAATCAACTCGAATTTTTTTCTTTGTAGTTATATACTCATCGACAATAGTATCGACAAATTGACAGATAGTATCAGTGCCAGTCATAACAATTCTTGTTCCTGCAAATAATGAAGTGTTTCTTTACACCCACCTATGTGAGTTGTTCCAATTGATACCTGTGGAAAAGTAGCTCCTTCTCCAAACTCAGCATAAAATTGAGACTTAGTAAAATCTTGTTCATACTTATATTCTAAGTATTCAATTTTTAAATGATTCAATAGATACTTAACTCTATCACACCACTGACAATTTTGTTTTGTGTAAACTACTGCTTGCATTTATTAGTCTCCTAACTGGACATTTTTTTCACAGCGGTTAAAGGATTTTTCATCTTTCGACGATAATCTTTAAGCATTTTATTTAGTGTTGTTGCTCGTTGACGTTCCATGGTGATCCTTTCACGATAAGACATTTTAGGTTCTACTGGTTCGACCGGGGCATCAATCACCTCTTCAGCTTCTACATCAACAATTAAATTTTCTTCAGTCATAATTTTAAAGCATTTTTACAAGTGTAACACAAAAGCTAATTATTTTCAACTTCACCAATGATCCAAGATTTCATACCATATGATGCGCCAGCAATCAAATCTAAAGTTAGTTCTGCCGATTCCCATGGTATAACTAAACAGAATCCAATACCAAGATTGAATACATTACGCATCTCTTCCTCGGCAATGTCTCCTGCCTGCTGGATCTTATTAAAGAGTTCTGGTCTCTCCCAAGCACCATAGTCAATATTAACTTTCAGACCTGATGGAAGACATCGGGGGAGGTTCTCAGGTAATCCTCCACCTGTGATGTGTGCCATGCCTAGGATAGGAACTTCATCCAACAGATACTGGATTAGACGAGCATAGATGGTGGTTGGTCTCAGTAATTCTGGCATCTCCTTATAGTAAATATAATTTCTCCAGAGCATATCATTGATGAGTGTGTATCCATTACTGTGAAGTCCACTACTCTCGATACCAATGACTACATCACCTGCTTGGATGTTGATACCGTCAACAATCTGATTCTTCTCTACAATACCAGTACAGAAACCAGCAAGATCGTAATCATTTGTTCTAAAATGTTCTGCTGTTTCACCACCTAGTAATTGCATTCCAGCCATCATACAACCAGTATTAATCCCGTGAACAATATCACTGACGTTACCATCAAGTGTTTTGGTAGAAATATAATCTAGAAAATATAATGGTTTAGCACCAGAACATATAACGTCATTGACGCACATAGCAACGAGATCCTGACCAATAGTGGTGTAATCATCAGCAATCCTACAAATGTTAATTTTAGTTCCGACACCATCAGCACCGGATACTAGAACAGGTTTCTCATATCCTGATGGCACTTCCATCATTCCACTGAACCCGCCAATACCAGGCGATAGTGCTTTGATATACTCTACAAAGGATCTGCCCCTTTGAATGTCAACACCAGAAGTCTTGTAGTCCATTAGTGAATTTCTCCTTTGATAATTTGTTCACGGTTCTTTAGTTTCCATACAATGTATTCCATGGTAGGGACACACATAGGGTTCCAACCAACAAAGGTTGTTGATTCTCCACTTGGTATCTTCCAACAGGGAGCATCATCGTTGTCAAGATCTAGTGATTTACGATATGCTTCATCACCAAACATAACAACTGCTCGCTCTGCTTGATTCAAACTAGTGAAGCAAGCAAAACCATTCTTCTTAATCTCATCAGGGATGTGATGTTTCATTGAATAGCAAGTGGTTGAAGTCTGTCAAGGATCTCACGATAAGCAGGAACAATATCACCTTCATCTTTTCTGAATAGATCCTTATCAAATCTTTCATCACTACCAATCTTCCAGAGTCTCATACTATCAGGACTAATCTCATCAGCAAGATACAAATCACCATGAGCATCATAACCATACTCAATCTTGAAGTCAACCAAATCAATCCCCATAATGTAGAACATCTGCCGGAGGTAATCATTAATCCGTAGGGTCATCTCAATAAAAGGATCTGGATTATATCCCATCAGACGCACACGATCTCTTGTCAGCAGAGGATCATGCTTGCTATCATCCTTCAGGAAGAACTCAACAATAGGATGTGGTAGTGAGTAACCTTCCTGTAGTGTTGTCTCGCGAACAATAGATCCAGCAGCACGGTTCCTACAAATAACTTCTAGTGGAACGATGTCTACCTTTCTACAGATCATCTTATTAGCACCAACCATATTAATATAATGAGTTGGTATATGTTCTTTGGAAAGTTTCTCAAAGATAATAGATGAGATGCTACAACAGAGGGATCCCTTACCTAGTGGATGGTCAACCATCTCACCATTACCAGCTGTTACCTTGTCATGATACTCAATGATGACTTGCTGTGCATCATCACCTGCATATACAGTTTTGACCTTGCCTTCAATAATTACTTCCATCAACCATCCTCCTTGTATGTAATAGTAATTTTATTATATATTTCATCTCTGGTGTTGCTGTCGTATACACGACAACGTTCTACCTTAGCATCCAATAGTTTCTCAATATTATTGAGTTGCCATTCAGCAGCATACTTCTTGAATCCATCATCCATCCAAGACTTATTTGATCCTGGTGTGTTAAAATCATCCATTATTCAATACCTGGTGGGAAAGTTTCAATCTCAGTCAGTTCATAGTCCCAGTCTTCCATGACTGTATTGGCAAGGAATCTATCAGATAGCATTTCAAGTTCCTTCTCAGCATACTCTCTAGTCTCTGCTTCCAACCAAACATCAACTACCTTACCAAGTCTAAGTTTCTTGATGTCTAACTCAGACAATCGCTTACAGGCATCTCTCACGGCATTGCCAGGAGAGTCATCAACCTGTGATCGTAGACGGATGAATACTAATGCTTTAAACTTCATGCTCGTTCCATCTCTCATCAAGTGCTTCGTTAACAATATCTTTTAATTCTCTACGTTCTTCTGGTGTGAAGATTGTACGATGTTTTACTGGCATAGGATCATAACTACTAGGTTTCTTTGATCTACCAGGAAGACTCATTCCCTGCGTATCGATTTTATCCATAGGTGTGTTTGTCATAAGGCTATTATACAATAAAAAACCACCCCCGTCAAGAGAATGGTCTAGGAGGTGGTCATCTCCTAATTAACTCCTAATTTATTACTAATTAGGAGTTGGTTTAGGTCTGAATGGACAGTCTGGACACCCAGCACCACAACATCCTCTAGAAAGGTTCACTGAAGTGTTTATCGATAACTTCGATACGTTCTTCTTCATGAGCGATGATATCTAATTGACTCTGAATAGCAGCAAGCACATCAGGGTGCTCGCCAATACCTACAGGATTCTCTAGATAAACTTCAATGTTTGCTTTTGCTTTGGAAATATTACCTTGAGCATCAGAACGAAGTGCATCTAAGATTTTAAAACGGAGAGTGATAGACATAATAATTTTAGATTTGTTTTATTTATTGTATATGTCTTCCAGTTTTTCTCTGGATAGATCTACATACATCAACTCTTCACCTGCTTGTGGTGCCTCAGGATGTTTTGGTTTGGGAG